TGGACATTTGCCTCTTTTCTTTGAGACAATACCTTCTCCATATTATTCTTGAACCATTCATTTTCAGCCCTCAGCCTTTCCTTTTCCTCCTGAACCTGTTTCCATCTCGGATGTTCGTGAAACGGCACACCCTTTTCTTCTTCCTGATTTTCGCCTTGTTCCGGAGTTGGCGTCTCCGTATCAGGTTGAGTATCTTGAGGTGAAACGACTCCCTCATTTTCCGTTTCTTCTACTTCAGGCTGGACGGTTTCCTGATTATTTAGCGTCTCATCTTCCATACAAAATCCTCCATTTTTTAGCGTCTTAAGCTGACGAGCTATTATCTTAAGGAGAAGGTATCATAGAATAATCACCAAGATTACTATGCTTCTCCCCTGTTTCGTATCTGAGGAACACCATTAAAAGCCTCGACATAGCATCGACAAGTTCATCTTTTCTTTTTCCTTTCTTGCCAAAACTTCTTTCTTTTGTTAATGCTTCCTGTAATGTAATCATTTATGCCACTTCTTTTTTTTCTTGTTCATCGTTGCATAAAAAATCTTTTCACCCTTAGCCTTTCCATAAGTCTTAGACATAGACTTTTTTACTTTTTTGCCCTCTTTAGTTAATGGCACTTAGACCCCTTTTGTTTTAAGGCTATATTTCGTACTATCTTTTTTGGTTTCCGAAAGAAACTTATCCGCTTTCCAGTCTATGTTTGAACTGCTTCTTGGAGAATTTCCTTTCACCGGCTTACCGCTGTTGAACGAACCCTTTTTCATTACTGCACCCCCTTCAATTCTTCGTTTGTTTTTGGGCTAAGCCCCTTTGACTCTCTGTCCGCATTCACCATATCACACAATCTATTATCTCTGTGAGCTTCAGACTCATTATCCCAATGATTGTACATTTTATTCTCTTTCATAAAGTTAAGTTTCTCTGTCTTGGTATTGAAATATCTTCTTAGACCTTTGTCGAAATACCCCATACTGCCTTGTGGGAAATAAGTATTCCCATTAAGCCCGTGGTAAGGAAGTTTTGGAAGTTTATCACTTATTTTGACCACCTTGCCCAACTCTTCATCGAAGATATAAGTTCCTGTTAAGCTAATGGTATCTGCCCTCCCTTCTCTCCAGCTGAACCGCTTATGATGTCAGCCATATTCGGAGGCGGCTGCGCTGCTAACTGTTGATTGGCTGCTGGGTTTCCTCCACCCTGGACCTGCGGTTGTTGAGCCATAGGTTTGATTATCCTTCCAGGGTTATTAAACATATCGGGGAATAGACTCAAGTATTCCCTGATTATCTCGACCAATTCTATTTTATACCCCTGCGCAGCTATAGCCTGTAACACTCCCTTACCGCCAAGGATATTTACAAAGTTCTCAATCTGTTTTCTAAGTATAGGCAAGTCCGGTTTCTCACTTGAACCTACGGCTATATCAAAGCGATATTCTCCTTTGGATAGTTTTTCTGCCATTTTTGGGTTTATGTCAGGCATCCAAGAATATTTTGCAATTCCAGTTCTGCTATCAACGCTTTCCTCTCCGGTAATTAATGATATTTCTTCAAGGTCAACGAACTGCCTTGTCACCTGCCATAGTTTACGAGCCTGCCTATTCAAAAAGTCATTAACAGAATCTGTCTTGTCGGAAGTCCTCAAGTTCTGTCCCGCTTGCCCTATTTGCGCTTCAGTTGCGGTTGAGGCTTGAGTCATACCAAGAAGCTGTGCTTTGGTCAAGCCAACAGTAATCCCGATTATCTCCATAAGTTTATCAACGAACACCATCAAGTCACCCTTTATCTGGGTAAGCATAGCTTCTCTTACTACTTCATTTGGGTTTTTATTAGTAAATACTATCGCACCAATCCCGCCTTGGGTTAAAGCTCTTTTTCCTTCCTCCGTAATCCCCGTTGAGTCAACGATTAACTTAGGAGTGAATTTGTCTAACTGGTCTAAGATGTTCTCAATTGTCTGGGTAATCCTATCCTGCAATGGTTTAATCTTTTCTATATCGCTTATTGGATACAACCTATGCGGATGCTTATTGAAATACAAAGTTTCGTAAGGAAATCCGTCTATATCGTAAATAAACTTATCGTGCCTCAAAGCGTGGGTGTTCGATTCATCAAAAGCAAGGACTAAGTAGTTTATTCCTTCAGATGTTTTATAATATATTTCAACAATATCAATCAATTTAAAATCTTCTATTTGTGATTCAGGAACTTTATCGTTTGATATATCTTTCATTAGCCTGCCGTTAAGTTCTGATGTATTTTTATATTCCTTATCTTCTTTTACATCTTTCAGCCTCTTGGTTATTATCTCATAAACATAATTAGCATTAGATATATCAGTAGCCCTTGGGTCTATTCCGAAGTTAAAAGGGTTTACACTAACCACATAAGGAGACTCGCTTCTTATGTATTCATTCAGCTCCGGATTGCTTTTTGTTTCTTTCTCTTTTTTATCTTTTCTTAAACCGAGCTTGGCAAGCAATGTTTTCCTTTTACCATCCTCTCTTTCTTTTTGCTCTTCCTTAACATTCTCTTCCGTCGGCATAGAGCCGAATTTAGTAGTATAGGATATTTTGGAAACTCCCATTCCGGTTACGAAAGAATTGAAAAGAACCTCTTGATTAGCAGACTTGATATTCAATTCTCTGTGGTAGTAATTAAGTATTGCTCCGGCATAAGGCGCTGATACCTCATCTTCAATATTTTTTCTTTTCGGCAATGAGATAATGTAAGGATTCTTATAGTAAAGAGAAGGAAGAACGTTCTTAACGATAACGTGTATAGCGTTAAAAAGAACCATCAGCTCCTCACTATCAGAAGATTTTATTACTCTCTCACTGATACCAAAATCAAAATAATCCACACTCTCCCCGGCAAGAGATTTCTTACCTCTGCCGTAAGAACCAAAGTTTTCCTCTTTGAACTTTTCGGCGTTGTCTATTTCAACACGCCATTTTAAAATTTCATCGGTTGATATTTTCATTATTTTTTATATTATGTTTTCATCCCTACATACGCTTTCGCCTGGTTTAGGGTCAAAACTTTTTGCTGATGAAGGGTCTATGACCTCTTCGTTTTTCTCATTGCTTACTGCCTTTTTGCCAAACAACTTCTTTTTATTCACCTTTACTGCTTTAGCCATAACAACCTCCTTATTTACACTCAATTAAAAGCCATAACATCATTTATATTTTTCCTGAACCTTCTTGGCAGCCTGCTATTTTCTTTTATTTGTTGTCTGTAAGCGTGTAATTCAAGCCAAGCAGGCGTATGTTTAGGTGGGTCTTTTTTCTGCGCAACGCCGCCCTTGCGTATCAATGGCAAATGGTATGCCAATGAGTCCAACACGTCATCGTGGGCTGAGTGGGGGAATTGTATCATCTGATAAGCTAAGTCAGAGAACGCTCCGTTAAGAAGTTCAACCGAATTACCAGGAAACAGCAACGCCCCCCTTTCGTGGAAAGGCTGTAGTCCCATAATACGATTGTTCTTCCCCTCTCCCGCTCTTGAAGAGGCTTTGAACTCAGTATACCCGAATAATTTAAAGTCAGGGTTTTGTCTTTCCTCCTCTATCCTGCGGTCAAGTTCCACCTTTAACATTCCCCTGAAGAAATTCTCCTCCAACCCGAACATACCGAATTTCCATTTATAAGACAAACGTATGATTTCCTCTATAATCTCGCTTGGTTGAAGATGTTTACTGACAGCGTCTAAGATATATATATTCATTTTATAATCAGTCCCTACTACGGTAAGTCCGGTGAAGTCATCTCCCTTGCCTGCGGGGTCGCAGGTGCAGGTAATATACAAATCATCAGGTTTTATATCCCCATAGAAGGAGAAGTCTTTAATGCGGAATACAGCGGTTTCAGGGTCAGAAGGCTCATTGTTATAAATACAACTGAAAATGTAACTTCCCTGCTCCGCTTTCTGATTTCTGAGGAACTCTTCGTTTAAGCCTATATCGGAGAATATTAATTTATCATTCTCTTTAGTATCTGCGTTTCTATGGAAGATTTTGAAATTCTGCTTCTCCTTATTCTCGGCAATAATCCTTCCGTACAAATCACCGAAATGCCAGCGTGTTCCGGTGATTATGATTACCCCCCCAGGTTTTAACAAAGATAGAGCCTTCTTATAGCAGTCGGCAACCTTATCCATTTGTTCCTTAGTGGTTACGTTCTTGTCAGAAACTATATCATCAAATAAAATAATATCGTAATGCCTTCCGACAAGAGAGGTCTCGATACCCGCTGTCTCTATGGTAGGTTCGATAAAAGACTTAGTCCGGCAATCAATGAGGATTTGGCTTTCATTCCACTTACCGCCTTTAGAGTCTGTTTCCCATTCTCCAAAGAACTCCCTAAACCTGCCTTCCTTGCCAAGAAGAAAGTTTTTAATGCCTGATAAGAAGCCCTGTGCCTTAGAAGTAGCATCAGAGTATATTAAAATACGCTCGTTGGTGTTTTTCATAAGTTTCCACATCGAATAGCCTACGGTGCAGATACAGGACTTAAATGTATATCTAGGCATTAAAATCAGTTTAGAAGCCCAGGGTTCGGACAAGAAAGAGCAAAGTGCTTTATGCTCCTTGTTCATATCGGTATAACATAGGACATCGTAACAGAAGAGATAAAAATCGTTCC